GGTGCGGGCTGCCGCCGAGACCTTGGTCTTGCCGTTCTTTGCACATTAGCCAAACTCAAAAGGCTTACCGACTCATCTAATGTTTCATACAAATAAACCGCAGGGATATTAGGCTTGTTCTTCATTTCATTTTGAAACTCAACATCTGAGGTTCTTACAACTCCATGAAAATACTCCGGGTTTGGTAAGGTAAAATCTACGGCTGTAATCGGGTTTGAATGTCCTTTTGGCTTTACTATTAATTCCTCATTGAATGTAAAACTAACCACCTCCCATTTATCCCCTCCAATATCAAACTCTGTAAAGGCATTTAAAAAGCCCGTACATCCAACTGTTAATGTCCATGTACCGGAATTATCAACGGCATTAACTATGGGTATTGTCCATGAAATACCCTCAACAATTTCTTGTATTATCCTATGTAATTGTTTAAACCTTGCCACTCTTTTTTCCCCATTTTGATTTGCTCCAAATATAACGAATAATCAAAGGCACAATTGCACCTATTGCCGCCATCCAAATTACTTTAAATGTTAAAAAGCCAAAGTCCATTATATCTTGAAAACTGATAATAAAAACAAGGGTTTCCCCACATAATATGGCAAGTGTTTTATCTATTGTTGCTGAACTCATCTGTTATCAATTATTAAATCCAATTCCGCTTGTGTCGTTGCTATTGCACAACTATTCATTAATACTCTGTGTGCCGCAATTTCTGCAAATACTTTATCTCTTGCCGCCCCCCAAAATGAGGCTACATTGGTATTGGTTAAGCTGTATGTTGTTCCGTATATTGTTCCTAAAGGGATGGGAAATGTAATATCGTTTTTAGAGGTTTTTATTGTATTCCAATACTCTCTACTATCTTCATCTAGTGGGAATGTTTCCCCATCAAATACGAATGTGCTTGTAGGTATTATCTGTGCTGTTTTAGCTCCTATCGCAGTCATTTTTGCCACTTTATTTTCTTGAAATGTTGGAGTATTATGTTCGGATATTAAAGTATCTAAGGCTGTTTCGTTTGCTAAAGAAGCTCCGTAAATGTTTAAATCATCGTCATCCACTTCCAAACATTCAAGAACATCAACAAACCCGCTTGCATCAATTTCCCCATTTAATGCGCTTTGATTTATTGCCCCACTTGTTACATCTGTGCTTATGCTATATGTCTTTAAAAGTCCCATTAACTTATTTTAATTATTTCCATAGTTCTCTCTTTTGCTGTTGATGTTCCAGGCTGCCCTGTCCATCTAATTTCAATAGCCTCACTTCCATTTACTGTTACCTTTGCCATAGTACTCCATGAGGAATATATATTTTTAGTTTGAGTATTTACTTCTATCTTTCTTAAACTATTCGTAATGGCTACACCTCCTGCAAATATCTGAAAATAAGAAATACCACTATTATCATCATTCTGTACTATGCCATTTGCCATAACTAAATAGTTACCACTTGCTGGAGTTATAGTCATTCCTGTCATTAATGCTAATAAAGCACTTGACCTTGTTATAGCTGTGTTACTGCTTACCTCTGTTACTTCTGGTAGTGCTACTTTTGATATGCCTAAGACTTGAAAGTTTGTTCCATCATAAGCAAGTATATAAATACCTCCTGCTACTATGTCACCACTTTCTAATGCTGCAGCTCCATTCTTTACTAATGATTTTGCAGCTAATCCATTTAAGCTAATAGTAGATGCTCCTGTGTTTGCATTTGTAAATTTTATAAAAAATCTGCCTGTTGCTGCATAGGCTGTTATAGCAGGACTTATGGTTGCTGTGTATGTGTTTGTTCCGCTTGCTGTCGCTGATATTTTTGCACCGCTTTGGTTAAGATACTTGCTACCTTGTAATCCTAATGCAGAAGCAAATTTTGTGTTATCCGTTCCTGTGTTTAAGTCGGCTACTGTTGCGGGTGTTCCTCCTCCTCCTCCGGTTGTTTCTTTCCATACTGCCGCACCATTCGTTGCGTCTAAGCACTCATAGGCTTTGTCTGTTGCCGTATCTATCCATCTTGAACCTATCTCATAGCCTGCCGCTGTATCGTCTGTTACAAGGGGTGCCGTTGTTGTTATTTGGATATTCAAACGATTTACAATTGCATTCCTATCGCTTACCCAATTTGTTCCATTATATAAATAAATTCCCGATGGGTAATAATTCCCTCCTAATGAACCGGGTAACCATTGTGTCCCTTGGGCATTTCGTACATAAGCCAAATCATTTAAATTAGCCGTTGGGGCTAACCCGATTAAAGCGGTATAATTATCAGCCGTATAGCTGAACGGCTGACTCGATCCTTGTGGGTTTGATAGGTTTATTACTATTGCCACTATCTCGGATGCTTTAAGGTCATTTCCATTGAGGTTGTCCCCGTAACACCTCCACCGCTTGCATAAACAATTCTAAAATAAACCCAAGGTAATTTATCATCCATTAATGATTCCCCCAATGATACGTTTGTTGATGCGGGGTTATATTCATACCAATTTGTTCCATCATTGCTACACTCTAATGTATATTTTGGGGCTCCTCCCGTTGTGTTATCAACAGTTATAAAACTCCAAACGGAATTAAAACAAAATCCCGCATTAACTGCAAAGGCATCCGTAGTAAATGGGACCGATGCATCATAAGCAGTTACAGGCGTTCCCGCCACTTCGGGTATAATTTGTATTGGCTTGCTCATATCAGTCCTATTGGTTGTTTAGTAATTCCATTATAATCATCGTAATCCCTTGCATCGGGGTTTGTTCTAATTCTCCATTGAATAGCATAATACCAATCCAAAGATTGATTATATACCCGCACCATGTTTGTTTCGTAATGTCTTGCTTGTGTGCTTACTTCATTTTCATTTACTACATTTCCGGTTGAGGTGTTTCTTACCTTTTGGTCACGATTGTAGCTGAGATATACCATGTATCTGAGTAGCTCTAAAATGCCCCTACTCCTCCATTGTATTTTACATCCATGTCCCGTATATCTCGGGTGGTAATGGTAAAATTCTCCATAATCATAAACATTGTTTATACCTGGGCTTTCATCAATGCAAAAGGCATCAAACAACTCTTGAAATTTTACATCGATTGGGTAATTACTCCCATCCAAATCAGCTATAAAAGCGGTGGCCATGTCACACCCTAAAAGATCCTCCAAAATCTCTTGCTCATAACGGGCAATATACAACTCCAATTCGCTTTTATCATACTTATTAGAAGTGATGGCGATTTGCCCCGTATAGTCTGATGGTAATGTTAATGGTAATGGCATTAATTAATTTTTTTATATAAAGCTATTAAAAGCCTTATCAGTTTTTTAATTGTTTTTTTCGCCCCCTCTTTGATTCTTTTTTTTTTACGGGCTTTTTTGGCTCCGCTTTTTCATTGCCGTGGTGTCCATCAAATGACTTTTGTTTCACCTCTTTTGCATAGCCCTCTTTTATCATTCTTTCACCAAATCCGGTAACAACTTTGCAGATTTGCCCCTTGGCAATTCCCGCATCATGACTCTTTATAAATTCTATAAACATAATCTTTTTTTAAAAAAACCCCCTCCAATTGAGGGGGTTTAATTTTAAACTAATTAGGGTTTAGTTATTGCAGTAATAGCCGCAGCAATGTCAGGGATATGCATAAATGCATTAGAGTTGTTTGTTGAAACCCAAAGGTTCAAACGCTCAATTCCTTTTATCGTAACAGTTTCAGTTTCAAAGTTATCATTGTTTTCAAAAGACATTGAAACCTCAGTAGCTTTGCGCTGATAAATTACACCCATTGTTGAATCCATAACGTATGCCTCATTTTCAGGCACTAAAGGATTTCCAACTAAACGGATCATGCCAACTTCATCACCATTAGCGGTAAGCCAATTTGGTAATAAGTATTGCTCATTCACATCCTTAGTCAATTTCAAAAGTTTGATTTGCTTTGGATTTAAAAATGCAACATTAGGCATAAATTTATTTTCTTGACCTAAAAACTCTATTTGAGCCCCTGCAACACAAATTAAGTCACCAACATTAGGTGCTTGTATAGGTGTTCCGGTAGCCGCTGAGTAATCAGCACCCGCCAATGCAGCACTAAAAGTAGATGCGTAAGATGCAATACCATTGATATTTGCTCCCGTTCCATCATCTAATAAAAGGCCGTTATCAACTTTGATTTGTACTCCGTAGCTTATAAGGTCATTTATTTCACCCTCTACAAAGTCGTAATCTTCCATCATGTCAATACATACATGAACAAAATCTCTAACTTTCTTTTGTTGCAAAGTAGTTTGTTTCCAAGTCAATTTGGTGTTATGGGTAGAAGCCGCACAAGCCGCAACATTTTTAGCATCCCTTACAACAACATCTTGCTCAGTTTTACGGATGTACTCAGTATCAGTAGGTACAACTCTAAACCAATCCTTAACGAATGGTCTACGTCTAACTAATTGCTCAACACCTGGAATACGTTGTGCTAAGTCACTTCGATCCCCTATGTCCGCAGGAGCCTGAGAGGCTTTCACTAATATTTCAAGTGGGTGATTTTTGATTGCTTTGATTTTGTCAGCATTTTCAAGTAACAAGTCTTTTACGGTTTTTCTTTCTCCCGTAACTTTATGCTCAATGTGTAGTTGAGATAAAATTTCGCCTTGCTCTTTTTGTGCTTTCAAAATAGAAGTAAGATAATTGTCTTTAAGGGTGCTTATTTCCTTATTCAATTTTTCTAAATCTTCTTTACTTGCTTTGCCCTCTTTCAAGCCCTCGATTGTTTCCAATCTGTGTTTGTCTAAGGATTCCATGTACTGATCGTAATCAGCATCGTTTAACTTTTTAACTTCCTCGAAGCTAATAGTTTTGAACGCACCATCTTCGCCATTCCATAACACGCCAGTCGTATTATATGCGAAGAAACTCATTGGTTTAAAATAACTAAGGGCTGAAACCCCCAAAGATAATGAAGTTACGCCAAGCGCAACGGCACTAGATTCTACTGCGGTTCCTAGAGCTACTCCAAGAATACTGCTAAAAAGCAGGGCAGATAGTACGAATAAAAATTTTGATTTCATTGTTCTATTTTTTTAAATAAATCTTCTTCTTTTCACCTCTATAATTTGAGTGTCTTTCAACGGCTCGGTTTCCTGAGTGTCTTTCAACGGCTCAGAATTTTTTAAATTATTTTCTAATGTTGGTGTTACCCAATTACTACCCAATGGCACCGCACTTCCCTCAATCGCTTTTGCCTCTGTTACGAACCAAAAGAACCCTTGTTTTATTGCCGCCTCCGGGTTTGCAATTTCACCAATGTATTTTTCCCACATCGCAAATTCTGTGGGGCTTTCCTCATCATTTAAAGCTAATCCAATTTTCACATATTGCATCCCAACTGAATGTTGTTTAACATATCCATTGCCATATTGCTCAATCATGTAAGCATTTCGTGACCTCTTTATAAGGGATTCAAAGACTAATGCCTCGGTTGTTCCCTCTATTTTTTGCCCTAATTCTTTCCATGTGAATGCCTCTGTAAATGCTTTTAAATCTTTTCCATCGGAAATTATTTTATCAAACTCGGTCTTATGCTCTTGCAAATGCATAATGCTTTTGTTCTCTTTTAAAGACTTATTCCATAAACCAGGGATATGAACATCGCTATGCCCATCCATTAAGTTGGTGGTGTTTATAATAACCTTAACCCTCAACTCATCGCCAATATCAGCAATGGGGTTATTAGCTTTTAACTCATTCTCGTCTTTTGAATTAATAGGATTTAAGGCGATAGGATCAGCCCATTTAGTAACCGCCTTTTTTTGAGCAATTAACGAATCTTTGTTTTCAACCAAATAAGCGAATAAATCACTCTTTTTTGTGAAGCTCGGTAGTATTAATTTTTGCATCCTTGTAAATTATTTTATCTGATTTAAGTATTTTGTTCTTATTCTCAACACTTTTTTTCAGTTTTTCGTAATCTACTTTTGGCATCCTTTTTCTGTTAGTTTTTCATAGCCCGCAAACAATAACGAGTTTAAACAAGCCACCACAAATATAGTTATTATAGTCCATTTATTTAAACAGTTATAAAAAAACACTTCAATTATAACGGTCCAAACGGATGCCATGCAAGTACAACATCCAATTACAGGCTTAAAAAATAGCTTTACAATGGAACCCTCTTTTGCCCATTCATAAGGTAATCTAAAGTAATGAAATATCATGCCTGGGCTTGACACTATACGTAGGCCCACGCAAAAAAGACTAATAATGAGTGATTTAATTAGCAATTCCATTCAACATATTATTTGCCTCATCCTCATCAAATCCATGAATATCTAATAGCATAACCCTTGCCGCCTCTTTTGTCATCCCTCCATTTTCTAAAGGCTTGCCAATGCTTGTAAGTATTTTAAATACCTCTCGGCTTCTCCTCTCATCCCTCATGCTTGATTTGTCTTTGTCCTCTTGCAACGCCTCTATTTCGGAAACATCTTGCATTATAACTAATTTCTTTCCCTCGGATGGTTTAAATAAAGGGGCTAGCCATCTATTTAATCCTTGTACTATCTTTTCATCTGTTGGAATATAAACACCGGAATAAGCATCTTTTGCCGCCTCTTTGCGGTTGTTGAAAGTCTTATTTGCGGGATCATTAAACAGCGAACTATCTAAGCCAAATAAATTTGAGAATCGCCTTGTTTTGCTTACATCAGATTCTAATAGTTTCAAATCTCCTGGGCTTAATCCTAATGGTATAAAATCCACGTTTGCCGATGTGGAGGTTATTTTGTTAAACTTATGTGAGCCACCCAATTCATTTTGTAAGGCATCATCCAATTTCTTTTTATCATCGGGCATTAAAACGTCACCCGTTCTATTGCTCAGGATGCCCGCCACTCCTCTATTTTTTAAAACTGAGGCATCCGCTTCAATTAAATGGTTTGAACTTTCTAACAATCTGTGTCCTGCTAATATGGGGCTTTGTCCATCGAATACGCTTTTATCATCATTCATTACCATATTAACATACTTGGTAAATAGCACATCATTACCATCCCAAACTTTCTGCATCCCCCAATCAACCTTAAAATGTTCATAAGGCTTTGTTAAATTGCCAAGTTTAAAATCCGTTCTGTCTGATGGTAAATTGTGCAATGAACTATATTTATCCCCAAACCCTATGGACCTAAGCCCGCCAACAAAGGACCGCCCCGTAAGCATTAAGTAAGTAACGATTTGTTCCCTCCACTCTGTTTGTGTTTGGTAGGTGTTCGGTCTGTTTATTATTTCATTTAATTCAGTATCAAACACCTCAACCATTTCCCCCGTTGCAAGATCGACCTCCATTACCCGCCATTTAATTGTGTTTGCAATGGTTCGGGCTGCCTTTGTCACAATGGAATAAAGGGTGTCATTCATTCCATAGCCTGACTTAATGGCTTCCTTAGCCGCATAGCCTTGAAAGATGTTGCCAAACCCATGAAAGACGTTTTGTATGTGCCCTAAAGATGCTTTTTGTGCAAATCCTGATAGTCTTTTTGCCGCCCTAAAAGCTAATTTTTGGATTAGATTCATTTAATAGATAAGGATTTGAATGTAAATTTAGTTAAAAATAAAATTAAACTGCTAAAAATTCAAAACAATATCTAATCGGATCAAGTAAATGGTCATTTTCTTTCTTTGGAATACCATGTTTTTTGTCATTCCAAATATAATTAATCAGTTCTTTTTTAAGGTTTTTGCTCTCAGGCGTGTAAATAATTGTATAACCTTGAATTGATTTAATCCCCGTTAATACACTCCCAGGAGTTTTACGGCAATTCATTATATTAACCCCCCCAATTCTCAGCTCATTTATTTGGGATTTTGCCGCACTATCCCCAATTATACGCTCATCGCTTTTGGTAACATACTTATGGCAAAGGCTTATAATTTCATCATTGCTCAACTCATTTGAGTAGAACAACTCATGCGCATATATTTTACGGTTCTTCTTATCGACTGCCACTTTTACTAAGGTTGTCGGGGATGGATGGAACCCAAAGTCCATGCCATAATAATAGGGTAATGACTCATCAAACGGTCCCGGTTCATGCCTCTTATAGACAACCCCCTCCAATGGTGCAAGCACTCCAAGCCCATGCACTTTCCATTCGTATTCATCCGCTGTTCCTGCAGCTATATTTTCAGGTGTCGGCTCATATCCAAGTATAGTTTCCCT